CCTCAAGAAGTGGGGCGTATGGGCCGGCAGCATCGCGGCCACCATCGGCGCATCGATCTTGGCATCTCCTGAGTTTGGCGCTACTGTCGTGGGCGCGGTCAGTTCCAAGATCGACCCGACCAGCGTCGGCGGCACCCTAGCGGTTATGGGCGTACAGCAGGTCATCCTGTCGGCTCGCCGTGCGTTGCTGGGCATTCGTGAGCCGTAAGGCGCTAATGATCACCTTGGCGCTAGCCATATCCGGCTGCGCCACTGGTCGCGAGCTCGAGGGCTCGTGGTTCCTGCTGATCGCAAGGGACGGCACATGTCGCCAGATCGTCCACGAGACCAAAACGGACCAGCTGGACACGAAAACCACGTGGCGCGGTGAAAGCTGCCCGCCCTCCAATCCGCCTACAAAGCCCTAGGAAGCCAAGAATGACCACGACAGTGACAAGCCACAGAATCCGAATCCCGCAGACGATTGTCGAGCAGGTTGTGACCGTAACCCGAGATGACGGAAGCCTTGCAAGCGTAGAGGTGGAAACCCTCGCGGTCTTTCACAACCACCCGGCAGCTGTTGCATATCTGGCAACGCTCAATACGTTGACCGCGTCCGACTGATGCTAACCGCCAACGCCAGCGCCCACACAAAGACCCGCATTCATGAGCTGCGGCTATCTGCTACTGCGGGCGAGTTGGTCACGGCCAACTTCCGGGGCGCGTTGAATCCGGGCGAGACCCTGACCAATGCGCTGTGGGAGAGTGAGGACGCTGGCGTTGCTGGGCTGGTAAGCGGGACGGTGAGCGTCACCGAGTCGGTGGTCAAGATCCAATGCCCGCGAAACGGACACACCTACCTGCGCTGCCAAGTGACCACAAGCGCCGGCCGAACCCTGAACCAGTCGTACTACGTCATGGTGCAGGGCGGGGTGTTCCCGGATGGGGCGGCGGTGGCGACTAACAGCCTGTTGCTGGTGGTGGCGTAATGGCAGACGTTTATCGCCAAGGCTTGATCCGAACTGACCATTACTAAACTGAGCGGTTTAGAATTAATTACTGTACCATACGGTCTACTATAGAAAAGTATAGAAGTGACGGCAAAGCGACCAAAGACAGGCGGACGGAAGAAGGGAACCCCGGACAAAATCACGTCCGAGTTCCGCGAGACTGTGCGCAAGCTGTTAGAGGACAATAACGAGAACTTCGGCCGCTGGCTGGCGCTTGTGGCTGAAGGCGATGGCAGCGAAGGCGGCAAGCCCGACCCTGCTAAGGCGCTAGACCTGATCGTGAAGCTGGCAGAGTATGCCGCGCCGAAGCTGGGCAGAGTTGAACACACCGGCGCCGATGGTGGCCCGGTTGAGACCGTAACCCGGATAGTCCTTGAAGCAGGTTGAGGCTCGCGTCAAACTCCCGCCAAAGTTGATCCCGGTCTTCACGGGCGATGCGCTGTACCGTGGGGCTTACGGCGGACGAGGGAGCGCAAAGACGCGCAGCTTCGCTAAGATGACAGCGGTTCGCGCTTACATGTGGGCGAAAGAGGGAAGGACGGGCGTTATCGTTTGCGCCCGAGAGTTCATGAACAGCTTGGCTGATTCATCTATGGCCGAAGTTAAGGCGGCGATTCAGTCAGAGCCGTGGCTAGCTGCTTACTTTGACATCGGCGAAACCTACATCCGGACCATCTGCAAGCGCATCGAGTTCGTATTCTGCGGACTTCGCCACAGCTTGGACAGCATCAAGTCTAAGGCCATGATCCTGCTGCTGTGGGTTGATGAGGCTGAAACGGTCACAGATTCTGCATGGTCCAAGGCCGACAACACGGTGCGCGAGGTTTGCTCTGAGGTATGGGTTACGTGGAACCCCGAGCTAGAGAACAGCGCGACTGACCTGCGGTTCCGGAAGAATCAGCCGGCTAACGCCAAGATCATAGAGCTGAACCACCGCGACAACCCGTGGTTTCACCTGACCACGCTGCCCGAAAAGATGCAGGCCGATCTAATCGCAAGGCCAGACCAGTTCGAGCATATATGGGAGGGTGGCTATAAGACGGTCAACGCGGGCGCGTACTTCGCTGCGCAGCTTACTGCGGCAAAAGATCAGGGCCGTATTCTGTGGCTGTCTCAAGACCCTTTAATGACCTTGCGCGCCTATTGGGATATCGGCGGCACTGGGGCCAAGGCTGACGCCTGTTCTATCTGGATCGCGCAATTCATCGGGCTCGAGATTCGCGCGCTTGATTACTATGAGGCTGTTGGCCAGCCGCTTGCTACGCATGTTGATTGGCTTCGCCGCAGGGGTTACGAAAAAGCCATGTGTAGGCTCCCGCATGACGGCGCAACGCACGACAAGGTGCACAAGGTGACTTACGAAAGCGCGTTACGGGAGGCCGGGTTCGATGTTGGCGTCATTCCCAATATGGGGCCGGGCGCAGCGAATATGCGGATCGAAACGGTTAGGCGGGTGTTCCCATCGATCCGTTTCGACAAAGACAAGACCGAGGCAGGCCGCAAGGCGCTTGGCTGGTATCACGAAAAGCGGGACGAGCGCCGGAATATCGGGCTAGGCCCAAACCACGACTGGTCAAGCCACGCGGCCGATGCGTTTGGGCTGATGGCGGTTGATTTTGCGCAGATGCCAGCCCCGGTGAAGGTCGGCATGATCGGCACCACTTCCCAATTCAGCAGGCGATGAGATGAGCGAGAACGACGATTTTACCCGCCTGATGCTTAAGCGCTCCGAAGAGGCGTTAGGGCACAACTCTGCACAGTTCAAGGCTGTGGCAGACGACATGCGGACCACGCACATTCCCGGCCATAGCTGGGATGACCACATGAAGAAGCTGCGCGACAATCGACCATGTTATGAGTTCAACCGGCAGCGCCAGCTGGTGCGCCGCGTGACGGGGCAGATGCTGCAGAACAAGATGCAGATCAAGGTTCGCCCATTTGAGGATGGCGACAAGGATTTAGCCGAGGTTCGCGCAGGCCTAATCCGGGCGATTGAAATTGAATCGCATGCGGACATAGCGTACGACACCGGCAACGTATGGGCAGTCACTGGCGGGTTCGGCGCTTACATGGTCACCTATGACTGGGAGTCGGACGACAGCTTCGACAAGGTGCTGCGCATCCAAGAGATTCAAGACCCCCTATCGATTCGCTTCGATCCAGTGGCGATGAAGTACGACAGGTCAGATGCCCGCTACTGTTTCCGTTTTGGGCGGTTCGTACCTAAAGACGAATTTGAGCGACTGAACCCCGGGAAAGAGCTTGTGAGTTTTGACTCGTCTGAAGGCGCAAGTAACCGCGAATGGTACTCCGAAGAGGGTGTTCGAGAGGCTGATTATTGGTACAAAGAGCACGCTAAGAAATACATCTATCGGATGACGGACGGCCGCGTTTTGAAGGCCGAACAGCTTGAAAAGATCGGCGATGAGCTGGCTAGCAAGGGTATTGAGGTCGAGAAAGAGCGCATCGTTGACGGATATGACGTTTACCATTGCAAGGCATACGGCAAAGGTCCGCTAAAGAAACCTGAGAAGTGGATCGGATCATACATCCCGATCATCCCAGTATGGGGCGACCTGTTCACGATTGACGGGAAGCAGTATTTTTCGGGCATGTCGCGGCACTCGAACGACTCGCAGCGGCTGCATAACTTCTACCTGTCCACGCTTGCCGAGGTGGTCGCGAAGATGCCTAACAGCCCGATGGTAGCCACTCCGACGATGATCGCCGGCCTTGAGGACTACTACAACCGGTTGGGGTGGGACGATCCCAAGGTGCTGCTATACAACCCTGACCCACTGGCTCCGCAAGGCCGACCGCAGCGCGAGAACATGCAAGCATTCCCGGTCGCGCTGGCGAACATGGCCCAAATCTGCGCCGAGGAAATGAAGGCGACCACGGGCGTGTATGACGCATCGCTAGGATCGCAAAGCAACGAGACCAGCGGCGTAGCCATACAGCGCCGGAACGATCAGGGCGACACGGCCAACTTCGTTTATACCGACAACAGTTCAAAATCTAAGAAGTATCTAGCCACTATCCTCCTGGACTTGATCCCCGCCGTTTACGACGGTGAGCGGACTGTCAGAATCTTGGGCGAAGATATGGCCGAAAAGGTCGAACGGCTGAATGAGTCGGTTATCGATCAGGCGACGGGTGAACAAGTTGTATTGAACGACATGTCTCGTGGCCGATATGACGCGATTGTTGGGACTGGGAAGAGCTTCGAGACCCAGCGGCTAGAAATGGCTGCGGCGGCAGAGTCCCTGTCACAAGACCCCACCCCCATCGGCTTGATTGGCAAGTACATGATGCTGAAAAACCTTGATGTTCCGGGGAATGGCGAGTACGTGGCAGCGGCTAGAAAGTTCATGGTCGGGCAGGGATTGCTTGAGCCGGATGAAAACGACAAGCCGAAAGAGCCGGTGCCGCCGAACCCGAAAGACGTTGCCAGTGCCGAGCGTGACGCGGCGCAGGCAAAGAAGCTCGCGGCAGAGACTGAGGGCGTCGAGCTTGCGAACATCGAGAACGCCACAAGGATCGGCGCTGAGCTAGGCCAAGCGGGCATTGCTCCACCTGTTCAGAGTCAGCCGCCCGCAGCGATGCCTAACGGCATGCCGCCCCAATAACTACCCGAGAGCCACATGACCGACATCCAAGCGCCTGCAGTAGTTGCAACCACCCCGGAACCTGTGGTAAATAGTGGCCCGACGCTTAAGAGCGTAGAAGCGGCCAGCGCGTTTGCGCCAGCTGCTGAGCCAGCGGCCACAGAGCCCGCCAAGGTAGAGCAAGCAGCGGCAGACAGTGCCGCCAAACCGGATGATGAGGCCGGGGAAGAACAGGGCGAGCCAAAGCCGCTCCCCAAGAATGTTCAGCGCAAGATCGACAAGCTTACCCGGCAACGCCAAGAGGCGCGGGAGAACGTAGCGGCCAAAGATGCCGAGACCCGTCTCTTGCGTGAAAGATTGGCGCAATACGAGCCGCAACAGCCCGCAATTGACCCAAGACGTGAGCCTACACTCGCCGATGTTAATTACAACGAAGACGATTTCAAAGTTGTATGGCGGGAGTGGAATCGGGCCGTTACAGAGGCCGATAACGCCGTAAGTCGCCGGGTCGACACGTTCGCCAAGAATAGCCCAGAAGACTGGAATGAAGCGATCAGAGCCCCCGTGGAATACACGCCGGCAATGCTCGATGCCATCTATGAAAGCGACCTAGGCCCACAAATAGGCGTCTATCTCGCTCGGAATCTGGACGAAGCGGACGAAATCAGCGGAATGTCGCCAGTAGCGGCGGTCAAAGCTATCGCACGAATCGAACTTAAGCTGCAAACAAAACCCGAGCCTGTCGCTTTACAGAAAAAGGTTACGCAAACGCCCGATCCGCCGAGCCTCGTTAGTGGAGGCGGCGCGATCAGCAAGTCGGTTGATGACATGTCTACGGCCGAGCGTATTGCTTTCTGGAAAGGCGGCGGATTGAAACAATATCAAAAAAGGTAATTCACAATGACCGCTAATGTGCTTCGCACTACCTCCAAGATCGCAGACTACGCGCTGATGAAGTTCGGCGAATCCTGCCGGTTCCTCAAAACCATCAACCGTGAGTACGATAAGGAATTCGCCAAGAAAGGCGGAAAAATCGGCGACAAGCTTGACGTTCCGTATCCGCAGCATGCCAAGTACCGAAAAGGCTTGGTCATGGAGACTGACCCGCTTCAGACGTTGACGCGTGAAGTCAAGGTGTTCGGCGTTCGCGGCTTTGACCTGACGTACAACGCCGCAGAGTGGGCGCTGGATATCGAAGAGTTCGGCCCGCGCTATCTCGATCAAAGAATTGCCGACTTGGCGATTAACATTGAGGCCGAAGTTTTGGGCATGGCAATTGCCACCGTTCCGAACCAGACGGCCGACCCGGCGACCGCGTTTAACAAGGTGGGGTTTGCGAACGTCGCTAAGAAGCAGATTGAAGACAATGGCGGCCATACTGGCGCGAAGCAACTGTTGCTGAACTCTGCCGGCCAGATTCAAATCATTGACTCGCTAAAAGGCCTATTCAACTCGCAGGCACAGGTCGCAAAGCAGTACGAAGACGGCGAGATGGGCAAGGCGAGCGGCTTCAGCTGGCATGACACAACCGTTATGCCGCGACAGCTGCGCGGCGCTGGTAACGGCGCTTATCTGTCGAATGGCGTTGCTCAGGCCGGCGCGGCTGTTGTCGTGGATACGGGCGCGGGCACCATTTTCAAAGGCGAGATTGTGACGTTCGCTGGAGTCAATGCAGTGCATCCGCAAACCAAGCAGGATTTGGGCTATCTGCGACAGTTTTGCGTCACCGCAGACTATGCGGGCGGAGCTGGCTCCCTTGCGGTCTATCCGGCCGTTACCCCGACCGGCACTGAGCAAAACGTGACGCAGGCTGTACCAGATAATGTGGCAATGACGATTCTCGGGACGGCCAACACTCCGTACGGTATCAATCTTGCGTACACGAAAGACGCGTTCACGTTCGGCACGGTCGATATGCCTGAATTGCCCGGTCTCGAAATGAGCCGCCGCAACTTTGATGGCATTGCGATGTCGGTAAGCACTGACTCTAACATCAAAGACATGCAGTGCTATATGCGTGTTGACGTGATGTGTGCCTTCGGTGCGCTGCGTCCGGAATGGGCAAGCCGCATCGCGAACAATGACACCCTTCTGACCCCGGCTTAATAGGAGCCACCACATGCCATTCACCAACAAAGACATTGCGACTCGCTCGCACAATAACGATTATCAGGCCCCGTTTGGGCAGGATTCTGAGTTTCCGAGTCCGATTCGTGTTCGGACTGCAACCGGGGACATGCCGACGCTGCCACCGGCCGCAACGGCAGCGCAGATCGAAACGTTCCTGCGGTCTGTGTTCATCCTTACGCCGTAACCAACCAGCCCGCCCTCTAATCGGGGCGGGCTTTCTGAGGGTCGAAGATGTCGACAGTGGGCGAAATCGTTGCATCGGCCTTATGGCTGTTGCGCATTGTTGACCCGGAAGATAGCCCGGAACCTGCGCAGTACGAGCGGTGCATTGAAACTTTGAATCGTACGATGGCGCGCATGGAAGCGAACCGTGTCGCGATTGGCTGGGCTCCGGTGAGTCAGCCTGATGATCCATTCCCGCTGGCTCCGCAATATGAAGACCTAGCCATTCACGTGCTGGCCGTGGCGGTTCGCCCGGTCTACGGCGCAAGTATCGACCCTGATGTTTTGCAGCGGCACAGAGAGCTTTTGTCCGACCTGCATCGAGATATGGCGGTTAACTCGCCAATTCAAAGCAATCATTCGTTGCCGAGCCCGGATGCGGTAAGCGGCTATGTGCGAGACGTTCGCAATGGGATTGGCTGGTAATGCGCCTAACCCCTGTAGACATCATCGGCGGGTTCAACGAGGACGACGCGAAGACGTGGGCGTCCCTTGATCCGGTAAATTGGATTCCTGAGATTGCCGAGGGGCAGAATAGGACGCGGATCAAGCTTGTGGATGCCCCGGGGCTGCGCACGCTGGTCAACTTAGGCTCCGGGCCGGGCCGAGGCCTGCACAAGGTACAGGGACGCCTCTTCGCGGTCTCAGGCAATGCGCTGTTTGAGGTCAAGAAGGATTTGACGTTCTTCAATCGCGGAACGATTCCGGGCGTCGAGCGTGCGGGGATGCAGCACAACCAGCGTGGCTCAGGAAATGAGTTGCTAGTCACCAACGGATCGGCGGGCTATGTGTGGGATACGACGCTGGGCACGCTCGTAAAGATCACGGACCCCGGCTATCCGGGAGGTCACAGCCCTGACTTTCTTGATGGTTACCTGCTGCAGGTCGAGCCGTTCGGGCGCTACTTTTTCCACAGCGACCTTACTTTTGCCAAGCAATACAACACGCTAGATCGATACCAGTCGGAATCATCCCCTGACAAGATCGTTGCGGGCCGCGTGAATCAGCAGGAATACGTTTCGTTCAATGAGACGACGACAGAGTTTTTCTACAACAGCGGCGCAACCACCGGCACATTCAAATCGAAACGAATCTCGATGGATCGGGGCTGCGCTGGCCGATATGCCGTCGCCCGCATGGACAACAGTCTCCTATGGCTTGGCAATGATGGAGTTTTCTACCGTCTGAACGGGTACAGCGCGCAGCCTATATCGACCGGCGCGGTAGAAAAGGCTGTGATCGGTTACAACTGGGCGCAATGCTTCGCAATGACGTTTGAGAGCAAGCACCACAAAATCGTTTATTGGACGTTCCCCGATGGCAAGACGTTCGGTTATGACGTAATCACGGGGCTTTGGCACCGCCGCAAGTCTTTTGGCCTTGAGCGTTGGCGGGTGAATGCGCTTGTCGAGTGGAACGGGCTGTGGATCGCGAACGACTACACGAACGGGAAACTGTACGTGATCGATTGGGACGTCTCGTACGAAGCGACGGACCCGTTAGAGTGCGAGCTGGTCACGCCAATCATGCACGACGACATGAACCCGTTTACGGTCATTCGTCTGGACCTGCTTTTTGATACAGGGACAGAGAGCCAAGAGTTAGAGGAAGAATCTGGTGAAGGCGTTATTTCGATCACTCTTTTCGGCAGGGAATTACTTGGAGGCGAGGCAGAGGAAACAGGCGGAATCGCAATAGATGCTGCTGACGGCCTCCTATTCAATGAAGAAATCTCCATTCTTCCGCTAACTGTTTCTGTAGTTGGCTATTACAGCGGTGGTGCTCCATATGACTATCCGCCGCCGACCTATCCACTAAGCGCGGACTTGTCTAGTGAGACATATTTCGCGATAACACCGATACCGCTTAGTATTGGAAATACAAGCCCGAATATTTCCTATTGGTGGGCATCTCAGGCCGCTTGTTCGCAAATCCCTTTGGGGCCTCACTATGTCAGGATTAGCTACAATGAGCCATCTCAGCCGGCGACGATAACTCACGCAATTGTTTTTAACAATCAGGCAGTCTAATGCGTCGGATCATGATTCGAATCTCGAAAGACTCCGGCCGTACGTGGGGCAATTGGAAGTTCCGCGATGCCGGGGAGCTGGGCCAGTACGCGAAGAAAATCAGCATCGGCCCGCTTGGCATGGGAAACCAATTCGTGGCGCACATCAAGAAAGCTGACCCATTTCGCTGCCCCTTGATCGGTGCAAGCGCGCTTATTGAGGCGCGGGAGTGATTCAGATCGATGGCTTCCTCCCGGCTCCGGACGCGGTGCGCGAGGCTGCGCGGTCTGCTGACTTTATCGATTGGCATGCACCAGACGGCGAGGTGTACAAGCGCATCTGCATCTGCGATGTTCCCGGCCTTTTGGATGGCATCGAAAAGGCGATGGGCCCGGTCGAGATGCTGGGCATGGGCTACCGACTGAACTACGCAGGCGAGATTCCTAACGCTGCGATTCACTCAGACCTAGGGTGGGGCACTCACGCCGCTGTGCTGTATTTGTGCGAGGGCGATGGCGGAACGGCGTTTTGGGAGCATAAGGCAAGCGGAGCGACCGGGATAGATGCTGGCGATTCGGCGCTGTTCGGCGCGATTCAAGGCGACTGGAACGATGCGTCAAAGTGGGGAAAAAGGCGCGAAATTGCGCTAAAATACAACCGTTGCGCGATATACGAGAGCAGGCTTTTTCATTCCAGATGGCCGTTTGAGGCTTTCGGCGATAGCCCCGCTAATGGCCGATTGATCGCGGTCGCATTCTTCAATCTGAGGCGCGAATGATCCGCAAAGCGACAGCCGCCGATATCCCCGCCATCGTGGAGCAGTCCCGCGAGTTCTACATGACGACCGACGATGCGAAGTTCGTGCCGTTTTGTGCCGCGACGGTGGAGAATCTGGCGCGCGTGCTGATGGAGGATCACATCATGTTGGTAGACGTTTCTGCCGATTGTGTGCAGCGGGGAATGATTGGCGCATTCATTGCGCCGGGAATGTTCAACAACTCAGTGACCGGGGCGCATGAGGTGGTTTGGTACGTCGCCCCCGAGCATCAAAGCCTTGGGGTTGGGCGTGCTTTGTTGGCGGCGGCCGATGAAGAGCGAAAGGATCGCGGATGCTGGAAGCTCGAGAAAGCAACCCTAGCGACCAGTCCGCCGATTGCCGACAAGATTCTCAGAAGTGCTGGATTCGTTCCGTCCTACAATTCCTATATGAAGGTTGACTGATATGGCCGCAGTGACAAGCGCAGTGATTGCAGGCGGGGCAGCGCTCTATGGCGCGAACAGGCAGGCCGCAGCGGGCCGTGACGGAGCGGCAGCGACCGAGCGCGGCAACAATGCGGCGATCAGCGAGCAACGCCGGCAGTACGATCTAACGCGCGGCGACAATCAGCCGTGGCTAGACGCCGGGCGCAACGCACTGACCCTGCAAAACAACTTCCTAGCCGGCGACCGCTCAGGGTTTGAGAATTCGACCGATTACAAGTGGGCGCTAGATCAGGGCTTTAAGGGCCTTGATCGTGGCGCTGCGGCTGGTGGCGGGCTGTACTCGGGCGGAGCTGACGCAGACCGGATCGCGCTCGGGCAGGGCCTTGCATCGCAGTACGAGGGCGACTATTACAACCGGCTCGCGGGCATGAGCGGCACCGGCCAGACTACGGCATCGCAGCTTGGGCAGTTCGGCGCAAACTCCGCCAACCAGATCGGCGGATATCTGCAGAATTCCGGCAACGCGCGCGCATCCGCATATAACAATTCCGGCAACGCATGGGCGAACGCTGGTAATCAGCTGGCAGGCATCGGAAGTTGGTACGCATCCCAGCGCGGCAAGTCGGGGAGCCCTGCAATGTACAACGCAGGCGTGAAGAACGGCGGGAACATCAAGGGCTGATATGAGCGCATTTGAAAACATGCTCGCTGGCTATAACGCCGGAACAGGGATTAAGCGGCAGCGCGAAGCCGACGAACGGTCGCAAAAGTTCAACGCCTTGGCCGGGCAGGCTTACGGCGCACAAGGTGCTGAACGCGATCAGTTCATCGGGCAGGCTGTCGGCGTAGACGCGCAGTCGGGTTTGGCGCTGGATAAGGGCATGCGCGGCGTCGAAGAGAGCCGCAATGAGACGCTGGTCAACTCTTCGCGCCTGCTGCTGAAGGCCCCGGAGCAATATCGGGAGAGCATCTATCAGCGCATCCGTCCTGTGCTTGTGGAGCGATACGGCATGCAGCTTCCGGAGGCGTATGACCCAACAGTCGGGCAGGCCGCGCAGTCGATTGTCGATGCCTACTCTCCGCCGAAAGATGGCGGAATGAAGAATCTGCGGATCGGCGCGGATGGGTTCTACTACGCGGTTCAGGGCAATCAATTCGTCAGTACAGGCATCAAGGCCGATTCCCGAACAAAGGTTGTGGAAGGCGCGAACGGGTACGAAATTATTGATGAGCGTGCAGGGTCGAGTAACCCGGTTATGGCAGGCGGGCAGCAAGGCGCACCGATTCCGCAAGGGGGCCAGCAAGGCCCGGCCATGCCGGAAGGCCAGCAGATCACGCCGTTTGCGCCAGACGTGAACATCCCGCAGTCGTCCGCAGAGTACGCCGCATTTCAAGCAGCGTCCGCAGACGCCGCGTCCCCGAACCCAACAGGCCAGTCTTTCAAAGTCGGCGATGTTCCGTATCAGCCGTTTCAGGCCCCGGCCGGCTCAAATACGTTCGGTGGTGGGCAGCAGGTGGCGCAAGGCCAGCAACTCCGTCCGCGCGACCCTGTGCAGGACGCCATCGCCAAGAGGCGCGCAGAGGCTCAAATCGACCTTGAAACCCTACCGGAGCGGGGAAGGATAGAAGCGGACGCGGCAGCAGCAAAAGAGGCGGCAAAGTCTCGCGCCGAGCTTCAGCAGATGTTGCCTCAGGTTGAGACAGATTCCAGCAGTGCGATGGCATTGATCGACAAGGCTCTTACCCATCCGGGGCGCGGAACTGCTACGGGCATGAGCGGCGCTCTTGATCTGCGGAACTATGCGCCTGGGTCTGATGCCAAAAACTTCCAAGTTCTACTGAATCAGCTAAAGGGTAAGAACTTCTTGCAGGCATTCCAAAGCCTGCGAGGCGGCGGTGCGATTACTCAGATTGAAGGGACCAAGGCCGAAGAAGCTATTGCAAGGCTTGATCGTGCTCAGTCCGACGAAGAATTCACGGAAGCGCTTTTCGAACTTCGCGACATTGCCGAAAATGCCCCTACCAAGTTCCGCGAGAAAATCAGCGCCACACAGCAGGGAGCAACGAATCAGCCCGCCCGCCCGGCATCTGACGCCGAGTACAACGCATTGCCAAGCGGCGCGCTATTTGTCGATCCAGACGACGGCAAGACTTACAGGAAGCCATAACGATGCCACGTTTCGCTGGGGTTCCCGTAGACGATGCGCCCGTCGCCACTAAGCCGAGGTTCGGCGGTATTCTTGTGGGTGAAGGTCAGGACGCACCAAAGAACCCGAGCCCCTACTTCGGCAACGTCATAACCCGAGCAAAATCAACGGAACGTGATACCGGACTCCCGGCCAAGGCTGGCGGATTCAATCGACGTCTATATGAAGCAGAGGCTGAGTTCGCGCGGATGGCGGCTGAGGACAGAGAGCCGGAAGGCGGGGCCTTCAACCGTCTGGCAGCTTCCTTTGGCAAGACATTCGCAGATACGGGTCGAGGCATTAAACAGGCCGGCACTGATTCGATGTTTCGTAGTGCGATGGCTGCGGACATTGGGCTGGGGGCGCTTGGGCTTGCTGGCGCGCAGAAAGCCGTGCGTGAGCGTGTTGCGGCACCCTTGTACCAATCTAGCCAGCGCCAGCGACAGGAAACCGGCGAGCGTCGCCGACTTGAAGATGGCATCAGTTACGGAAGTCCTGCCGGTGTCATCGGAAACATCGCTGGCAATGCACTGCAAGCCTTGGGGCCGGGTCAGGCCGCAAAGGGTACTGCTATGGCTGGCGTCATCAATCCTACGACGATTCGAGGCAACGCACTAGTCGGCGGGCTATACGGCGCAGCTCAGCCCTTTGAGGGCGGTGACGAGCAGGTATTGAACGCTCTCGCAGGCGCGGGCGGTGGTGCAGCTGGCGCGGGTGCCGCCAAGGGGGCAGGAAAAGTTGCGCGGGCCTTGGCGCGCTCCAGAGTGCCCAAGGTTGACCGCAAGGCGGCGCAGCAGATTATTGATGCTGCGGGAGGGCGCAACCTGAACTTTGTGGAGACACAGACGCCCGGCGGTGTTCGATCTTTTGGGGAGGGCACCGGCGATGCAGGCGTCATGGCTTTAGAGCGTAATTCTCGCCGTCTGTCTCCGGATCAGTTCACGCCAAACGACACGGCCAATAACATGGCGCGTGTTAACGTGCTCCAAGGAATCGCTGGGGACGCCTCGGCGATGGATTCCGCTATCGCCAGCCGGAACGCGGCGACCAATGTCGCTCGCGGGAAGGCGTACGCCGAGGGCAAGGTTAACGACGAAAGTATTGCTACGGCAAAAGCAGCGCAGAAAGAGGCGATACAGAAAGCCGAAAAGTCAGCTGACCGGGCGCGGCTCTTTGGCCTGTCACCGGACCCTGCGGATATTCCCGCGCCGATCAAGACCGAAAAGGACGCATTGCGCGCAGAGTTGGTCGCAATGGCAGATCAATATAAAGGCCGTGACACGGTAGAAAAAACTATTCTTCACGTCATTGACCAACTGGACCGATCTCCGGACACCATCCGCGGCCTAGACAATGTTCGCCAGACAATTGGCGACCTGTTGACGGGGAAGGCGGGTATTGAACGCTCTTCGGCGAAGGCCGCTACAAGCGAGCTTATGGAGGCAAAGGCTTTAACTCAGGCCGCCTTGGCTAAGCGTGCGCCATCGTTCCCCGCCTATTTGTCAGAGTTCCAAGCGAAAAGCGGCGACATCAACCGAATGCAGGTTGGGCAGCGCCTTATGAAGCTGGCAACGGGGAAGGTTCCGGATGAATTCGGAGTTCCGCAGGTTCAGCCGTTCAAGTTCTCGGCGGCCAATGCGAACCTTGACGCCGTGGCTCAGAAAGCAACGGGATTCAATAAAGCAAGCGCAGACAAGATACTTCGTCCGGAAGACTTGGCCGGCTTACGCGCGATTCAAGATGATATGAGCCGCATGTACAAAAGGGCCTCAAACCCTGCTCAGCCCGGATCGGCAACAATGGAAGCAAGCCAGCTCACGAAAAAGATGGCGCTAAACGCAGCTTCGCGTGCTACGCCTATCGTTGGGCAGGGCGTTGGGTCTGCGCTTGATTACCTAGAAGGCAAGGCGGGGGAAGCTATTAAAGAGCGCCTAGGTTATATCCTTGCTAACGGCAAAGTTGCGCAAAAGGTGCTTGCCACGCTCAGTGACGCTGACAAAAAGCTAGTTCGCAGCGCCCTTTTACAACTGTCCGGAAAAGTTGGGATGTTTGCACCGAACCTGAGGAATCGTAACGATGCCGATGCCGAGGTGATAGGTGGGAGATCGTCAACGCCAGTAAGTGAGGCGGAAATTCAACGGCTGCGCGCAGAAATGAACTCACGTCGCGCAAGATACGAAAGCACAGGGAAATAACGATGGCCGCATATCAGTTCTACAACCCCGCCCCGGTGTTTTTCGACTTGCTCGGAACGCAGATCGCGAAAAATGGCACGCTTGAGTTTTACAACGCAGGCGGGACTACGACGGAGCGTAATACATGGTCCGACCCCGGCCTGACGACGTTAAACACGAACCCCGTCTTGCTTGGGCCGGATGCGCGGACTGAGGTACCGATTTTTCTTGATGGCGACTACACTGTCGTACTGAAAAATTCGCTTGGGGCGGTGATTGCGACGAATCAGGTTATTTCTGGCTCTGCCGCAGGAGCTTCAATCCCGCCGCTTGTTGCTGGCGGTTCACTTGGAAATGATGGAGCCAACCTGCTGTGGGAGATAATTCAAAGACTTCCAGATCCAACCGGATCGCCGAACCATTATCTGACGACAGATGGGGCGAACTGGATACTGCTACCAATCCCCAGCGCACCGACAATCCCTGACCCTGAGATAGTAGTAACGGAGAGCAGCTTTAGGGCAGGCATAAGTTCTGATGAAACAAAGTTCCTGATACAGATGGGGTCGGGGTCTGCGCCAGCGACGGGGACATTTTCAAGCACTGCGGCGATTAGTTTTGACGTCCCGTTCTCAACTCGCCCCCGCGTCTTTATCATGCAAACGACTGACTCAAACCCACAGGGCCCGATTGTGGCAAGCACCACTAGCGTCGCTACGACTACCGGGTTTACTGCGCGAATGACGCTGGCTACTGTTGGCACTAGCGGCAGTGTAGTTAATGCGGTGCCTTTTGATTGGATCGCGATCGGTACAAAGGAAGTTCCGCCGTGAGTCGCGCAACTCTTCCACGTCCGCAGGCCCCGATCGCCGGCCAACTGATGCCGACAAACGAGTGGTATCAATATCTTTCAGATGTTGCGATCACTGCGGATAATGTTCCTGCGCTTGAGTCATCGATATCAGAACTTGAGCAAAGAGTTGAAACCTTAGAGCAGGCCGATGGAAATGAGGCAAGCATTCAGGGCGGTGCGTCTATTGAGGTCTTTGGGACGCTGGCGGGAGGATTTGTACAGGTCAAGCTAAAAAATGACCTAGACATATTGCCCGCGTGGCACTACTACGGTACCGACGCATTAGGCGAAATCCGGACGTTCCACGAATTCCCGGACAACCTGCAGCAAGCAGCAGGGCTCGCAGGGGTTGGGTTTATCACGATTGAGGGGGGCGTGTGGGAGCAGCGCTCGATTTCCACTGCAAACGGGATCACGTTAAACGACGATGGGACGATAGTCACATTCAGCGGGAATCCTTTTTTCGTTGGCTCAGATGATGGTGACGCGCCTATAGGTCCGGCATCCGTAACTGCGGATGCATCCATAGCTGCCGGCGCTGGGGCGGTTGGCGGGCACTTGCGAAGCGTCGCGCTAGGCTCTTCCACAGCGACAGACGACGAAGATCAAATCGCAATCGGCCCGCGAGACTTGAAGATTCAGGGCAACGGGAAAGGCGTTATTATGCGATCTTCTACAGGTGCCTATCACGCTGTTACGGTCAACGATTCAACGATTCTGTTCGATGGCGCGCCGATATCTGGCGGCGGATCGGGCTTCTCTTACTTCCCATCGGGATGGTGACACATGGCTGCTAAAACAACGCAATCCGCTAACGACATTGTGAACTATCTTGTTCGCGGTGCGGCACCATCGTGGGCGGGCGCGACGACGCTATACCTTGCGCTGCACACTGGCGCAGTTCCGTTGCTTGGGGCTCAGGATACGAACGAAGTCGCTTACACGGGCTATGCGCGAGTCGCATTTATTCGCGATCCGGCAACCGGGTTATTTTCTGCGGCGGCGGCCGGACAAAGCACAAACAATGCACTTGTCCAGTTTGGCATCTGCACTGGCGGGACGTTGCCGGTGGTCGCGAGTCATGCGTCGATTGGTACGGCCCCGACTGGCGCAGGTGTCGCGCTGCTTTCCGGAACTTTGGCGTCTGCGCTGACCATAAACATCAACATCCGCCCCGAATTCGACCCTTCAAGCATCATTTACGGGGAGCAGTGACATGGCATTTTCTGGCGTTGATTCGATTGTTTCTGCGAAGACTGCAGGACAGCGGGCACTTAGCCCGTTCAATAGAACGGTGGTGACTGGCGCAACGTCGGCCGCTGGCCGCTGGCATGAGATGCTATCGGGTGGCGGCACGGGCGGCCCGATGACGCTAACCGGGGCCGCTGGCGTCGGGATTGTGTGCAATAGCGCAACGGCTGGCGGCATCCCAATCGGTGCAAACGTGTCGCCGAATAACCGGCACCTACAGGAATTACTTGGGCTTACTGGCGGTGCCACGATTGCGCCGGGCTTGGTGTTGCTGAGTGACATCATCCACATTTACCCGTCATGTGTGCTTACCGGCGCTCCCACGGCGCTATCCAATCACCCATCGTGGACAGGTACGGGCGACACGCGAATGACCAACGCGCGCGGCGTCATGTGCTCGCTTGTCGTCACCACCGCAGGAACCGCAGGCAATGGCTCGATCACCCCGACTTACGTGGATCAGGACGCGAATGCTGCACAGGCATCGCCCCGGGCTTTGCAGGCCCCAGTAGCGACCGCGCCGGCTGGGTGCCTCTATGGTGACACGGGCGTTGCCGTGACCGTAGGCGGGCCTTACATGCCGCTAGCGGCTACTGATACAGGCGTGCGTCAGATCAGTAGCTACGCGATCAACACAGGCCTAACGACAGGCGTAGGCGCTTTCGTGCTGCACCGGCCGATTGCTTTGATCCCGCTGGTAGCCGCAAATATCGCGGGCGCTCGTGAGTGGATATTGGGCGAGCGAATTTTCGATGATGCTTGCCTTGGGATGTTTGCACAGATTGGCGGTGCTGCGACGACAGGCCAAACGATTTCGGGCCATCTTGACACCGTTTGGGGCTAACGTGCCGCTACTGTGGAATCAGTCCTACGCCGCAACACTCCGCCATCAAGGCGGGGTGCTTTACGGCATCGGCCTATCGAAAGAGCGACAAACCTCACGCCTAATCGAAAACGCTAAGTTCGGGTCCGAAGTCTCAGCTCCGCAGGGCTATCAATCCGCATCCCGTGCGCTGATTCCGGCGCTTAGGACGAGCGGGAAGATGTTCGTGTCTTTGCGTGGTGAGTCCAGCCTATCGGCTACGGTTATCGGCAAAGGAAAGATGCAAGCCACACTGTCCGGAAACTCATCCCTGCAGCCAAGCGGCTATATGGGCGCTGTCGGGCAGGTAACAATGTCGGGCAACTCATCGCTAGCAGTGGCCTTGATCGCGACCGGGAAAATGAGAGTCACGATGGACGCCGGCGCGCGCCCTTCAGCTTTCGACATTGCGCAGGAAGTCCTACAGTCCACCGTAGAGGCTGGCGTAGACATGCGCGACGTGCTGCGCTTGCTACTGTCCGCCTCTGCAGGGAAGAGCAACATCGTTCCCCTTGGCGGTGGCGCTGCCATCGTGACATTCCGAGACCTAGCCGACACCACCGACCGGATCACGGCGACGATGGCAGGGTCGGAGCGGGCTGCAGTAATCATCGATCCTGATTAAGCGCCCTATCAAAATCAGACCGTAATGGAGGCTTGACCCTTTCCGGTAAAAGCATCTCAAAGAATGCGCCCCGGACTTCAAAAGAACCGGACAGCAATCGATCAATTAGCTTGCCGTACATTTCCGGGCCGCCCTCTCTCAGTTTGCGCACTTTCTCTGCCCACTTCGCCGGGTCAGCCTCGCCAGTAGCATCGCGCAGATCGGCCATAAGTGCCAGCATCGGCACCATCGCAATCTTGAGCCTGTCGTTATCCTGTTCAAGCTCTTGGATTCGTTGCTTCGCCGATGGGCGTTTTTGAGTGTTCATCTAATTTCCTAATCGTTTGAGGGTAAGGGTCACGCGGCGGAGATACGGGCCTCACTTAGAATGAGGTTCCCGGCCTTCAACGAAGGAGACTTAACCGCGCCCCTTTGCAGCTGTTTGCGCCCTAGTATTCGACGCGCCACCTTAAATTGCCCGTTCCCGGGAACTGCTTAGCGCCAGTTTACGCCCGTGGTCGGGGCTATTCGTTACCTCATTTTTGAGGGTGCTGTGCGCTCAAAAGTCGGCGACTTGCCGATCACAAACTGGCTAGTTGCTCCCGGCTTTTGCTTGGCCGGGACGTGGCACAGAATCGCCTGCGCAGTGTTCCTGCCGGCCTTGATATGGTCGAGTAGCGTCGTTACTGACATGCACGAAACTAGCTGTTGAATCTGTTTTGACGTGAGCATCTGGCCATCGAATCTGTAGAGCTTCATATCCTCTTTACCTTTTTGAGTACGCCGATTAGCCCGCGATTGAACAACTTTGGCAGGAATTCCCAGTAGGCCGCATCCCACAATTCGCGGCGTTCTTCTAGCGTCAGTTTACAGCCTTGATCGAACGCCACGTGACATGACCTACAGCCCGGAACGTAGAAGCAATCATGCGCCTTCATGCCGCCGCCTTTGCCGTGCTTGGACTGGTTAGAGTGGCACGGCTCACACGTCGCGTATTCGCCTTCACAGACGCCCTCTATGGTGAGATGACACTGGAAGTCAGCATAGGCCAAGTCCAACAGCGCGCGGTCTCTTACGTTGCCGTGCATGCGCGCCTCACTCGGGGCCGTCCGGGAGGTAGTCCCAGTGGGTGGGAACTTCACTTCCCTCAAGTCGGCAGCCACAAACAAAATCAGCGCAAAACCAGTCGTAACAATACAAATCGTCATCACTGATTTCGCTATCCTCTATTTCTGAAGCGGTCATAAAAGATTCTGCAGAGTCCCAGTGGACAATCAAAATACCGTAATCTTTCCGCCAGCCTAAAATCTCTGTCCCATCTTTCGGCGCATCCGCAATCGGCTTCCAGTCAGCTTTCATGGTGTCTCAATTCGTTAGGGTTAAATCCAAGGCCTAGCAGCACAGCATCGCACCACCGAACAGGCTTACAGTTTAGGCCTTGATCGGAAGGCGCGTCACCGATATTCAGACCGACGGTTATGGCATCTTTCATTTCTGACTTCGTTGTTTTGAGGCTGCTTTTCCCGAGGCTGATAAACCCCGGCGCGCCTTCGCCGTTGTTGTACCCGGGAATAAATCGGGCCTTAGTCGCAACGCCGCAAAGGAAGTGACGCCAGTCGTCTTTATCGAGTTTGCAGCCGTGCCAATCAATTTGGTTGGCGAGGTCGCCGCACACTGCGTTAAGCATGCGGCGCTGCGCTTCCGAGTGGCGGCCCTCGCCGTCTATGCCCCATTTCTCGCTCACGACTTGGCCGACTCCCTCGCAATCACCGCAGCCGGGAATCTCGCCAGACGCTCGGCCAAGTCTTCGCGGATAAGATTATAAGTGTCTTTAATCGCCATTCCTGCGCTCCTTAGAACGGGATGTCATCGTCTGTGAAGTTATCCGCTGGCGGAGGGCCTGCCGGGGCGCGCTGCGGTTGACGGGCCTGCTGCGCAGGGCGCGCTGGCGGCTTATCCTCGCGCTCTTTCGGATCATTCAAATACGCCCAACCATCCCAGCCAATCGGCAGAGTTTCAAGCTTGAGCATGTCGCCATTTTTTGTACTCATGATGACGCCGACGTTATGATATTTCTTTTTCTCAGTGCCTTGTGCGTCGGTGTAGCGAGTGACTACGGTTACTTCTTTAACGATTGGCATTATGCGGCCCTCTTATCTTGCAAGATATCAACCCAAGCTTGAACCTTGGGCTCTAGTAGTCCGATGCGTTCGTGCATCTGCGCTTTTTCTGAGTCAGTCACTTCGGCGGGGATAATCAGCATCGGTGCGGATGGGTGGTCAGACAGGTAGTCCATTGTTTCCAACTCGCCGACCCACATGCCGAATTTAGTTTGCCAGCGATACTGGGATGGGATTTTCCCGGCTTTCTTTGTGTGCATGTACGCGCGATGCAAGGGCGCTTTGCCTTCTATTCCGTGTCGAACGCCTTCCAGCCCATCGGGCGACCAGCATACGTTAGGAAGCGTTGAATGATCCACAAGTCCGCATTGCGTAATAACCCTGTCGGTTAGCAGCATGTATTTTGCGCGCGTCTCCGGCTCTAGTTCATTGCCTCGTTCCATTGCCGCCGATTTGTAGCCGCGCTGGTCAACCTTGCCATATACCCTGCCCCATGCAATGTCTTCAATGTAGGACTTTAAGCCTTCGGTATCTAGCCCTCCCATGATGACTGCAGCCTTCGATGCGGACCACTTGCCAGCGCGCATGTCGTGCCATTGGTCCGTCCCTTGCGTAACATCCCAGTGATAAAGGGGCATCAGGTCTGTGCCTCATCTGTTTTTGGCTTCAGCCTTTCGGCCGAATTGTTGAACGCCTCGCGCACAGCTTGCGGAATCGAGTTGACCCCGCCGTACGCTTCGATCATTTTCACCTTCAAAGACCGATAGGCCTCGTACGAGGTTTGTGATTCTGCTGATTTGGCCCATGCAGCGTCTACGTCGCTTCCCTTATCTTCGCCATGTGCGTCTGGATCGCCGCCTATCGCGGGCTCGTGAGGGGCTACAAACGTGTAGAAGAACATATTTCGCTCGGACACAGAGCTGGCCTTGCTGACAGCCTTATCCTGCCCATCGTTAGCCTCGCCGAAAAAGGGGCCGACAACCTGTTTTGATCCATCTATGACCGAAACAAAAGTGAACGTACCTTCCAGCTTGGCACTGTATGTTATGCCGCCTTTCGCTGTGGGGCGGCGCTTTACCCTAAGGTTTGAAAATGACGGGATAACAAGCAGGCTATGTTTGACAAGCAGTGGGGCGAAAGCCATAAACGCTTCATCAACCCCGCGAAAGTTAAACGCCTGTTCTTTGTTTTTTCGCGACTTGGCAATGCCTGATTCAGCGATTGCTGCCATTACGTGCAGCATCTGCACATACACCTGCGCGACCATGCCTGTATCATTTGTCATTTCCACACCGCCATTTCGTCAAGGATAGAAAAGAACGCGTCTCGCTCGGATTCCCATGCGTGGAATCTGGCGGCATAGGCATCGGCATCGACACGGTAGGCAGCGGCATAGGCA